ATGGCGTTCGACCAAATCGTGCGGGTTTACATCTCGCAGGTGACCCGCGCCGATACTGGCGATCCTAGCAAGATCACCGCGGCGTCTGCCTGGGAGCCGCTGGTCTACGGCATCAAGTCGTTCATGATGCATCTCGGCCCGACCAAGTTCGGCAAGCCGATGCGCTGGGGCAACGTCGCTTCGGTTAACGTCTCTGGCCCGGTGCCGGTCACCAACCCGGTCGGCCAGTTCCAGGTACTGCCGGTGCCGGAAGACAATATCCAGCATCCGACGCTCAGCTACATGCTGCGGTTCGAAGGCCAGGCGCCGCTGTCGCCGCTCATTGCGCCGACCGACAGCTGCATCCTCGATTCCAAGGTGATCGTGCTGTTCGCCGCGGCCGAGATCCTGGCGGTGCAGAAGAGCGAAGCTGCGCCAATGAAGCTGACCAAGGCGCAGAATGCGCTGCGCCGGATCCTGGCCGACCAGGGCGCCGACAAGCGCATCAACTACAACATGGGCGGCAACTATCGCGGCGGCAACGACCCCGACAAGCACAGCCGCAGCGTCCCCTACATCGACTACATGCCCGGCTGATGGAGGGCGTAGTTGCCGTACTTCACAATCACCGACTTCGCTGCCGGGTTGGATCTACGCAGGTCTGAGCTGACCGCGCCCGCGGGAACGCTGCGCAGCATGGTCAACGCCCACGTCACGCCAGGCGGCGAGATCGAGAAGCGGATGGCCTTCGTGCCGTTCTGGAACGTCGACCCGGCGAGCCGGGGCCTCGTTGAAGTCAATCAAAAATTATATGCTTTTGGCCCGAACGGCCCCTACAAGGTCGAGCCGCCGAGCGGCACCTGGTCGATCGGCGTGTTGGGCCAGCAGACCACGACGATCTACGAGATCGTCGACTACGATCTGTTCGACAACAAGGTGTTCACCATCCTGTGGAAGGACAACGTCGGCACGGTCGGCCGCTATTACGACGGCCTCGATCTGCCACTGGCGCGCGGCTTCTATTGTCGTACTTACAAAAATAAAATGTACACGGTCGAGGGATCGATCTTGTACTTCTCGGCGATCGGCAACGCCGGCGATTGGTCCGGCATGGCGCCGCCGGATCCGACCAACTTCATTGACCTGTCGATGGGCGACAGCGACATGACCGACAGCGTGGCGTTGGAGGTCTACTACGACAAGCTGGCGATATTTTCTTCGACCGCGGTGCAGTTGTGGATCATGGACCCGGACTTCACCAAGAACACCTACGTGCAGACCCTGCGCCAGGCCGGCACCACCGCCTGGCGCAGCGTGATGCAATATGGCTCCGGCGACGTGATGTACCTATCGCAGTCCGGCATCCGCAGCTTGCGCGCTCGCAACAGCTCGCTGGCTGCGGCGGTGTCCGATATCGGCTCGCCGCTCGACCCGCTGCTCCAGGATCTGTTCCGAGCCATGGGGCCGGACTGGATGAGCGGCACCATCGCCTTGTTGCAGCCGGTCACCGGAAGATTCTGGATCATCATGGCCGGCACCAAGGCCGATGACGACGCGCCGATGACGTCGAAGATCTATGTGTTGAGCGCGTTCCCCGGACCGAAGATAACCGCCTGGAGCGAGTACGACGCCGGCTTTGTCATCACCGCCGCCTGCCTGCATCAGAACCGGGTGGTGGTGCGCGACGATCAAAACAAAGTCTATGCCTACGGCGGCATTTCCGACATCGGACCTGTCTACGACGACTGCCCGGTCGAGCTGGTGTTTCCGTTCCACGCTGGCGAGGGCGCGGCCACGGCCAAGACCTTCACTGGATTGGATGCCGCCTGCACCGGCATCCCCTGGCAGGTGTCGGTGGCATTCAATATCGAGGATCCTGAGGTCGAGGACTACGTCGGCGAGTTCAACGGGCCGACTTTCATGCAGGGCAAGATCGAGATCCACGGACGCTCGACCCATATGTCGATGCGGCTGCGCTCGCAGGAGCTTGGGCCGCAGACCCTGTCGAACATGGTGGTGCATTACCAGACCGGAGAGGCGGGATGATCAACATCGCCGTCGCCGATCGCAGCATGGTTCAGGACGTGTTGTGGCGCCTGCGCGAGGACGACGCCGCGGAGATGACCGCGGCCGGCACCGACATCGAGCGACTGGCGGCGCAGTTGATGCGGTTCAAGATGTTTGCGTTCTGCGCCTGGAGCCTCGACCACGGCCCGATCTCGGTGTGGGGCGCGATCCAGAAGCGCCAGGGCGTTTGCGCTGGATTTGCCTTCGGCACTGACGATTGGGGCCGCGCCGTGCTACCAATGGTGCGGCAGATCCGTAATTTCGTGCTGCCGCTGTTAATTGATTTAGGGATCCACCGCGTCGAGGCGGCGGCACTTCTGCGGCGCGATGACGTGCGGCGGTTCATGACTCTTATTGGCGCCAAGGCCGAAGGCGTGTTGTCCGGCTACGGCACTGAAGGCGAGGACTTCGTTTCGTATAGGTGGCTGGCGGATGAATATGGCGGTAACCGAGCTGAAGCGGCCCAAGCGGACTGTGCGCACACCGCACATTAATATCCGGGTGGCCGACCCAGCTGACGCGACGATGATCGCCGACTTTCTCGGTCAATTTTTCGCGCGGTCGATTTGGACGCGCTATCTGAATTTCCACCATGAACGCACCCGGATCTATCTAGCCCACGCACTCGGCAGTCCGTTCGCGATGTATGCCATCGCGCTGGATACCCGCGACGACAACAAGCTGGTCGGGATCTGCTCCTACCATGTCTATGGCGTATTCTCCGATCCGATGGCGGTGATGGACGAAACCTACACCAGCCCGAAATATCATCGCACCGACTTGGGCCGGCGGCTGGTCGGCATGGCGATCGACATGGCCCGCGCCGACGGCTGCAAGGTGATGAACTTTCCCATCTGTAGCGGCATGAAAGAGCAGAACTCGCTGATGAACATGGTCGGCCGGCACTTCGGCGCTGAGCCGATCGGCATGATTTTTCGAAAGGCACTGTGATGGGTGGCAAAGGTTCAGGCGGCGCACCTCCCGGCGGCGACGCGATCACCTGGGGGCCGCTGGCAAGACAGAACGGCTGGGGCTGGGACAAAGAGCAACCGGCGCCGGCCGCGGCAGCGGCGGCCGAAGCCGAACCCATGGCCATGACCGCGCCTGAGCCAGAAGTTGCGCCGACACCGGCCGCGGCGATGGCGCCACAGGCGCAGGGGCCGATCGGCGATCCGATCTCGCCGGGCCAGGCCACCGACGGTAAAATCACCACCACGCCAGACACCGGCAGCAAATTGGCGCAGACGATCATGGCGCCGGCGATGTGGACCGATCAATTGAAAACTCCGGGCCTCAACGGCTCCGGCAGCATGCAGACAACCGGACAGGTGTAACCATGCCATGGACTGACATAGGCGGTAACTACCACTGGGGAGCGGGTGAACCAGGCTGGACGGCGGCGCCGGAACCAGCGCCAGCACCAGAGGCGCCACTGAACCTGCCGATGAAACCGACGTATATGGCGCCGCCGGCGCCGGTCGCGCCGCCGGTGGCCGCGCCGGCTGCTCCGCCGGCGCCAGTTGCGCCGCTCGGCCCGGCGATCTCGGCCGGCGGCCCGATCGGTCCAATACCGATCACCACCGGCGACAAGTTGGCGTCGACCCTGTTACCGCCGCCGGCACATTGGCTGAGCCAACCGAAAGCGAAAAACAACACCCTCGGCAATATCAGCATAAGCAAGTAGGAGCAGTCATGGGCGGCAAGGGCGGCGGCGGCGGCAACTACTACAATCCACCTCCTGACACGTCGGGCTATTCGACGCTGGAAGAAGCCGAGAAGACGTTGAAGAACACGGCGCCGGTCGACATGTCCGGCTACCAGTCGAACATCAATGTCAAGAAGGCGGCGGCCGATGCCACGGCGAAACCCGAAGACACTTCAAAACCGGATCCGCTGACCGTGCCGGGTGAGGGCGTGTCCGGCACCGAGACTACCCCAGACACTGGTGCTTTAGCCGCCAAGACGGTGCTGACACCGCCGGGGTTCTGGGCAGACTACGGCAAGCAGGCGCCGATCGATCCAAACGCGCAAGTATGAGGTGACGACATGGGCGGCAAAGGCGGAAGCGGACCATCGAATAACCAGGCCGTGCAGCTGCAAATGCAGCAAGCACAAGAGGCCAAGGACAAAGAGAACCTGCGCCAGGCCCGGCTCAACCAGGGCAAGACGGCGATCGATTCGATCTTCGGCAACGAGAACTTCGGCGATCCCTTCTATGAGAAGTATCGCAAGGCCGGCCTCGATTACACGCTGCCGCAGTTGCAGAGCCAGTACGGCGAGGCCAAGCGCACCGCCGAAGCTGACCTGGCGCGGGCCGGGCTGTTACGATCCGGCGCCGCCGGTTTCGTGCAGAACAAGCTGACCGAGCAGTTGGGGGTCAACGAGGCGGGGCTGCGCGCCAAGGCCGACACCGACACGGCCGAGCTGCGCAAGAGCATCGCCGCGCAACAGCAGCAAGCCTACAACCAGCTGTACGCCACCGAGGATCCGACCGTCGCCGCCAACACCGCGGCGAACTCGGCCGGCAACGCGCAGCTGACGCAACCGAATGTCAGCGCGCTCGGCGACATGTTCAAGCCGATTGCGATCGGCTTGGGATCGGCGGTCGCGCCAGTGATCGGTCAGAGTGAGAACAATCGTCTGCTCTCCGCTGCCAGCGGCCGCGGGCAAGGCAACATCACCAACACGCCGAGCTAACTCATGTGCGACCCGATCTCGATCATTGGCCTGGGCTTCTCGATCGGCATGTCGATGTACAACATGCAGCAGCAAGCCGACATGGCGAACCAGCAGAATGCTGCCAATGATCAATGGGTCGCCTACCAGCGCCGGCAGTCGCAGGAATACGCGCAGCGCGACGAGAGCCTGCGCAAGAACGCCGAGGCGGCGCGCGAAGGGTCGCTCGACGAGTTGAGCGCCGGCAAGCAGACCGCGGCGCAAGAGGATGAAGCCAAGCGGTTAACCACGGCACTGACGCCGGAGGAGCTGGCCAACCAGGCCAAGGGCGATCCGAACGCGCTCGCCGGCGCCATGTTCTCCGGCCAGCTGAATGGCTCCCAGGAGATGCGCTCGGCAATCCAGGGCCACATCCAGCAGGCGGCGATCGCGGCGCGCAAGCGCATTGCGGCGCTGGCCGATGTGCAGTCCTATGGCGGCTCGCAGTATGGCCTGACCAACCGCGCCAACAGCATCTTCAACACCGCGGGCCAGGACATCCGCCTGGCTGGCAACGAGCGCGCTGGCTCGCTCTCGGCCTACAACATCGCCAAGGCGGTCGAGCCGATCAAGATCGTGCAGCACGGCGGCGGCAGCGCCGCCGGTGGCCTGGCGCAAGCCGGCGCGCAGATCGCCGGCCAGGGCCTCGGCAACGCGCTGGCCAGGAACATGGGGAGCGCCTGATGGGTTCGGAGTGGGTAGAAAATCCATGGTGGGGCAACTGGGCCACCGGCCTGGCCAAGAGCATCAACGCCGCGCCCGGCGTGGCGCTGCACAACACCGCCGCGGTCGAAGGGATCCTAAAGGCGCGCGAAGAGCGCGCCCGCGAGCAGGCCAAGTGGGATGCCGCGCAGAAGGCCAGCGAAGCCGGCGTCGCCGCCGTGCCGGAAGCCACTGTGGCGCCGAGCATGCGCGACGTCAGTGTGGAGAACCAGGGGCCGGTCAACCCGGAAGACCCAACCACCAAGCCTGGCGAGATCTTCCTGCCGCCGACCACGGTGCAGGAATCCTTCATCGACCCGCGGGCGTTAGCGGCAGCCAAAGCCCGCGCGGAAGCGGCGAAAGCAGGTATCAGGGCGACACTGCTGAGCGACCCGTCGAAGTGGGCGCCGCAAGTGACACATGGCGAGGTCGCCGCCGCCGGCATGCCGACCGATCCGCGGCGGCGCGCCGAACAGCAATTCCAGGCCAGCGGCCGGTGGCCGACCGCGGAAGAATCCAAGACCCCGAACGCGCAGAACTTCGTGGTGGTCGACGCCGAAGGCAAGTCCACCGGCCAGGGCTATGCCTCGCTCAATGGCGGCCGGACCGCCGTCGACGGCACACCGATCCGGTTGCGGCCGGGCGACCGGATCATGGAGTCCGGCGCGGCACCGCTGGCCCAGCCGAATCCGATCGAGTCGGCGCCGATTGCGCAGAACAACTTCAACCAACTGGCCGAGAAGATCCTGGCCAAGGTCGCCGCCAACCAGCCGATCTCGAATGCCGAGCTGAACGCGGCGCGCGCCATGCGCGACGCCGGCTGGCAGCGCAAGGTTCGCTTCAGCACCGACCCGGAGACTGGCCGGGAGATCACCCAGCCGCACTACGACATCGTGCCGCCCGAAGCCGGCGCGGCCGGGCAACTGTTCCGCCTGCTGGCCGCGGTCGACCAGGAGCGACCCGCAACCTCTGGCGGTGCCGCGGCGGCTGCGCCCGCGGCCACGACTGCACCGGCAGTTACCGGCGGCGGCGCCTCGACCGGCGCGCCGGTCCCGCCGCCGTTGCCAGTACCGTTGACCGGCCCCAAGACCATGAGCGGCACGGGTGATCCCAAGCCGGTGGTGGCCGAATACATGCGGTCGCCGGTGGTGCATTCCTACGAAAACGCCAAGACCGGCTACGCCACCTTCATTGGCAACCTGCCGTTCAACAACCAAACTTCCGACCTGGCGATGATCATTGGCGCCGCCAAGATCCTCGACCCGCCGTCAGTGGTGCGCGAAGGCGAAGTCGAGAACGTCCGCAAGACCGGCGGCGTGATGGATCGATTTATCGGCCAATTGCAGGGGTTGAAGGGTGAAGCTAGGTTGCCGCCGCCGGTGCGCATGCAGTTGTGGAATATGGTCCACGCTGCGATGACCGAACACAACGCCAACGTGAAGCCGATCTACGAACAGCATGCCGTGCAACTAACTGACCGCCAGGTCGACCACAAGAAGTACCTGCCACCGATCCTCGACTTAAAGCCGGTCGACGCCAACTACGTCAGCACCCAAAGCGGCCGGGTCGACCCGTCGGGCAAGGCGCCGAAGGGTGCCGCCGCGCCGGGAACGACGACGACAACCACAAGCGCCGACAAGCCGGTGCCGACGCAAGACGACATCGAAAAGCTGCGCCGCAAGTTAGGGGGCCAGTGAGATGGCAGAGCCAAAATTCGAGGACGTCGCCGCCTGGCTGATGGAGAACTCCGACAAGGAGGGCACCAGCGACTACGTCCACATGACCGGCGCGTTCAAGGCGCTCGACCCGAAGCGGCAGACTGAGGCCAAGGCGCCGACCAAGACCTGGAGCGAGGACATGCTCGGCCGCGCCAAGCTCGCTTTCGGTATGGCGCCGGAAGACCACGCCAAGGCCGGCGGCGCCGAGGACGTGCCCAACTTGGAAGACATCCTGGCGGCCAAGCGCCTGACCTCGGATCCGTACAGCGCCGAGAACACGGCTGACCGGGTACTGACCGGCGCGATCGGCGGCATCCCGGACGTCGGCATTGGCCTCTACAACGCCGGCGCGCGGACGATCGGCAGCCCGGAATCACAGGTGCCCTATCTCACACCACAGATGCAAGAGAACGCCGGCGCGGCACCGCTGCCGGCCGATGCTCCGTTATGGCGGCAGCTATCCGAAGCCGGCGGCAGCGCCTTCCTCGGTGGCGGTGCCGGCGCCGGCGCCACGGCCTTGAATACGGCGCGCGCCGCCGGCACCGGAGTGGCCGGCACGGTGGCGCGGGTGGCGGCGCCGACCGTGGTGCCGACCCTGACCGGCGCAGCGGGTGGCGAGGCCGGTGGCTGGGCCGGCAAGGCCCTCGGTGACGAGGAAACCGGGCGCTTGCTCGGCTCCCTGCTCGGCGGCTCGGCCACGTCGATCGGTCCCGCCGCGCGGTCGATCACCCATCAACTGTACGCCAGCAAGGGCCGGCCCGACGCGCCGTTCATCATGCAAGCGGCCGAGCGCCAGGGCGTCACCCCGACCGCCGGCATGCTGGCCACCGACCGGCCCGGCATATTCGGCAACGACTCCGTGGTGCGCCGCGAGCAGCGGTTCTCTGGCTTGCCCGGCAGCGCGGATATTATTCAGCAGGCTCGCACCAACGCCCGCACCGGAATCGGCGACGCCTACGACGCCTCGGCGGCGGCGCGCGGCGCCGTCGACGTGCAGCCGACCCCAGGCACGATCGGCGCCAAGGTCAATGTCGCGGCGCGCGAGAGCGCCGAGGCGCTGCGCGGCGCGTCCGATGCGCGGCAGGGGTTGCTGCAAGAGTGGATTGGCGCCGACTCGCCGGTGAATGTCAGCCCGATATTCCGGCGCGGCTACGACATGGTGGCTGATCCGGCCGCCAATCTCACGCCATCACAACGTCAGGGGATCGACGCCAGGCTGACCGATCAACTGATGCCGCTGGTCACTCGCAACGCTGCCGGCGATCCGATACCGCCACCCGGTATGGGCCACAACGGCGGGCCGCCGATGGCGGGAGAGACGGCACCCTACGGCTTCGTCCGCGGCTTCCGCACCGAGCTTGGCCAGGCGATCGATACACCGGCCGGCGGCCGGCTGCCGCCGGCTAGCGCGCTGTACGAGCCGACCACCACGGCGATGCGCGACACCGCGCAGCGTAGCGGCGTGGACCCACGCGACTTCAATACCATCCAAAACCAGACCCGCGCGGTCGAGCGCACCACGCCGGAGGTGCCGGGTGGACCGATCGGCGACTACCCGACCCTGCAACGCTACATCAACGAAGATCCGGCCAAAGCCTACAACTACCTGGAGCGCGGCCGGCAAGACCCGGCGGTGCCGGGGATCCTGGAAGCCACCGGGCACCCCGCTGTCGGTGAAATCTTCGGCGACCTGATGCGCAAGCTCGGCCTGGAGAACATCAACAACCCGCAAGGTGGCGCCCGCGGTCCGGCCAACTTCGACAACACCTGGACCCGGATGCATCCAGAATCGCGCGAGACAATGCTCGGACCGGAGCTTGGCAACGTGTCCGACCAGGTCGCCCTGGCACGAGCGTTGAACATTCCAACCCAGCAGACCGGCTTGACCCGCGCACTCGGCGGCCAGGGCGATTCCGTCGCCAACAAGGTGGTCGGCAGCGAGGCGCTCGGTCACCTCGGCAACTACCTGGCCGGACCGCTCGGCGCCGTACTCGGCCGGATCCTCGGCGTGGTCGGCCCGTCCGGTTTCCGCGGCCAGCGGGCCAGTGTCATGGAAGGCCCGACTGCGCGTAACGCCATGGCCGGGCGCCCTGGGCCAGCCGGCATCGATCAACTGAGCGCGGCGCTTGCCGCCATTCAAGCTGAGAACCAACAGAACCGACCACCGGCACCCTGATGGCATACCTCGACGAGGCGGCGCTTGAACGGGAAAAAACCAAGCAGGCGATGATCGCCGGCAAGCAGCCGTTGCTGGGCGAAAACGCCTCGGCAGCGATGCATGCGCTCGGCGTAAGTCTGGGCGTGGTGCCGCCCGGCACACCACCAAGCCAGATGACCCAGCTGCTGGAGAGCCTGATCAGAGGCCCGCGCGGCGACGGCAAGACCGGCATCAAGGTCGACGAAGCCCATCCGCTCCAGGTGCAGCCCTATGTCGGCCGGACCACCGCCTCGCTGGCGCAGCCCTATCAAAGCGACGACAGCATTGGCGCGACGATCTCCGGCGGCTTCAGCGCCGCCAAGGACAGCTCGCTGCAACAGATGCTGCGCGACCAGCAGAAGGCGCAAGCGAAACCACCGGCAGCGGCGCCAGCCGCGGCGCCGACAACGAACGAAGCGCCGCACGGGCCGGGCGCCAACCGGGCTAGGCTGGCGGGACGCTCAACCTCGGACATGCAGGGCGTCAACGCGCAGTTCGCGCAGGCCGCGCGGGACTACGCTAAAGCCTACGAGGAGCAGGGCGGCCACAAGGTTTCGTTCACCTCCGGCTACCGCGCCGGCGATCCGCGCGAGCATGGCAAAGGCAACGCCTTCGACATGCAGCTGACGACCAAGGACGGCAAGCCGCTGGAGAACTACCGCACCAACGACCCGGCCACGTTCAAGGCGTACCAGGACTTCGCCAATGGCTTCCACCAATACCTGGAAGCCAATCACCCGGACCTGGCCGCCAAGCACCGCTGGGGCGGTTACTTCTCCGGCGACCGATCGAAGTACGGCTCGCTCGACTTGATGCACCACGACCTGGCTGGCGACCGCGTCGGCATGGCCGGCGGATCCTGGAAGGACGGGCTGTCGCCGCAGCAAGCCAAGATCTTCCCTGGGCTAGTCCCAGGCGGCGGCCTGGCCGGCAAGCCGCCGATGGCGCGGACAGTATCCGCGACACCCGCGGCACCCGCGACAGGCCCGCATGCGGCCGGCGTACCACCGGAGCTGACCGAATGGGTGGCCAAGAAAGAAAACTTCACCAACAAGGCGTTCGCCGACTACGGCACCACCAATATCGGCTACGGCACCGCCGCGAACGGCCGCACCACGATCGACGAGCCGACGGCGCGGGCAGAAATGAACGCCGAGCTTGGCCGACACCTGGCGACGATCGATGCGCTCAACCCGAACACGCCGCCGGCTATTCGCAACTCACTGGCCTCGCTCGGCTTTAACACCGGCGGCGCGGCATTGAAGGGCACCGGCCTCGCAGACGCCGTCAAGCGCGGCGACTGGAAGCAGGCCAAGGAGATCTTCGTCCAGTACGACAAGGTCACCGACGCATCCGGCGCCAAGAAGCCGCTGCACGGCCTGACCATCCGCCGCGGACAAGAGGCGCAGGCGTTCGACAACCCGAACTACTACAAAGACCCCAAGGCCGGAACGACCGCGGCGCAAGACTGGGGCGGCAAGCAAGACCCGGCGGCGACACCGAAATCCACAGCTGCTCCACAGGCTTCTCCACAGGCTGCTCCACAGGCCGCGCCAGGGGCGCAAAAGGCACCGACTTCCGCGCCCCCGGCACCGGGTGCGCCCGCGATCGCCGCGACCGAAGCGGAGCCGTTATTGCCGGAAGAACCAGCGGCCGCTACACCAGCAACACCACCAGCAACGCCGGCGCCCGCGCCGGCCCCAGCTCCCGCAGCCACGGTCCCCGCAAAACCGGCAGCGGTAGCGGCGGCGCCGGTACCGCCACCGACCGCGGCTCCCCCAGCTGCGCCGGCGGCCAAGCCGGCGCCACCAGCTGCGCCGCCGGTCAACCCGGCGCATGCGATCCTGGACACCAAGGTCGGCGACCTGGTGCGGCGCGGCGGGACGCCGGAGCAAGTCGCGCAAGTGCCTGACTTCATTGCCAACAAGACGCTGCGCGAGGCGATGAACTTGCCGATGATCGGCGGCCGGATCTCCGAAGGCGTGAAGCCATACTTCGGCAAGATGGGCATCACCCAACAGCAATTCGACGCCGCGGTGAAGGAAGGTGCGCCGAAGCCGACGACGCTCGGCAAGCGCAGCGAGGCGGTGCCGGCAGCCGAACCGGCCAAAGTTCAGTATGCCCAGGCCGACACCGGCACCGTGACCGACGCCATGCCGGAGAAGGCGGTCGACCCCGACGCGCCAACCTTGGATCCGCTGCAACAAAAGCCGGTGCAGAACGAAGACGGCTCGATCTCGACCGTGCGAACGATGGGCATCAATGAAAACGGCAAGGAGGTCAACATTCCGACCGTGCCGCCCGAGGGCGGCAAGGTCATGACCGATGCCGAGGCCAGGCAACGCTATCAAGACACCGGCAAGCACCTGGGCAAGTTCGATTCGGTCGAGCAAGCCGGCGCCGCCGCGGAGAAGCTGCACCAGGACGAGGCCGCGCGAATCAGCGAGCAGCCGAAGGGCCAGCAGCCAGCCCAGCAGCCGCAAATGACGCCGCAGCTGGCCGAGGCCCTGACCAATGTCTACAAGGACGAAAGCCGGGTCGCGCCTGACCCGGCCCCAGCACCGGCGGATGCCCTGCCGGTGCTGCCGGCGCAGCCCACCGGGGCAACACCCGGAGCGCCCGGTGGGCTGTCACTGGCGCCGGCCGGCTTAAGCTCGATCCCGACCGGGGCTATCCCCGGTCAGGGCACCAGCCAGGGCGGCTCGATCGCCATGGCCGGCATGTTACCGGCCATTGAAAATTCTACCTACTCGACGCCATTGATCGACCAGACCGCGGCGACCGGCGGCAATCCCAGCATGGGCCTGTCACCGATCGCGCCGCAGATCTTGCAGGGCTGGGGCTGGGGCGGCGGCAACATTGGCACCGGCCTGGACTGGGGTGGCGGTGGCGGTGGTTTCGACTTAGGTGGAGGAGGGTTTTCTATGCCGTCTTTTGGGACAGGCGGTTGGTAGCCCAAAAATTTTTTCGAATTTTCAACTAAAACCCAAGGAGTGAATATGGCCGAGCCAGCTAAAGCAGTCGCAAAGCCGAGGCCGAAGAATCGCAAGTATCAAGCCGGCAAGACGCCCAACACGTCGAAGGGCAGCGGCGGAAAACGCGGCCGCAAGAAATAATCAATCATAGATATGGGTCGGGCGCGGCCCACCGATGGATCGCGCCCGACTGTCACGCACTCGATCAGGGGGTAACCTTATGAGTGCGCTACTTTCCGCCGGCGACGCACACCGAAACCGTACAGCGCGCCGCAAGCCGCAATCAGACCCGGCAGGCCGGCGCCGGCAATCGGTCCCGGCACCGCCGTTACACCCGGCGCCACGTCGATGCGGAAATGCTCGAAATCGGTAATCGAACCACCGACAACCCGGAAATCAACATCCCAGATCCGCTCGCCGTTGATGGCTTTCAGGTCGAAGCCATTCTGGCCGTTGCTTAGAACACTACTGAACAGGAAGTCCTTAAACGTGCCATCCGCCTCCAAGGCGGTCGCACGAATAAGCAAGGTGCCTGTTCCGACGATAGAGAAGATGTCCCGCGTGGTCGTAAGCTGAGTGAGGTTATTGCGGTCGAACACCGTGATATCAAGCTCGGATGTGTTTACGATCTTGATGTCGTTGCCATTGGCTGCTCCAGAGAACAGACCGGCCAATATGCCGCCGTCAGGATTGAAGGCCGAGCGGTCCAAGAATCTTACGACCTCATCGTTCTGGCCGTTGAGGCGGCCAAGGATCAAGCCAGAGTTGGCGATGCTGCTGAAGATGACGTTGTTGCCGGTGCCGCCGATGCCGGTGGTGTCGAGAATGATGTCGGCCTTGGCAGGCATAGTCAGTAGAAGAGCCGCCACAGCCGTGGCGGCAAGAAGTCGAGTCATTGGGGTGGTTCCTCTGTTGGGTTGTCGCTCGGTTTAGCCTTAACAACTTTTTTAGCCTTGACACTCTTGGTCTTGGACTGTGGGTCAGTCTTCTCCGCGATCTGATTGCGGACGCGATAGATCTTGGCGTCTTCTTCCATTAGCGCGCGCAGTTTCAATTCGTCGCTCATTTGATACGAGCATCCCACGGCTCGAATGCCGGAGCCACCGGCATATTTTGGATGACATAAGTCGGCGGTGCCGGCCGCGGTTTCATGATGGCGATCCGGCGCACCGGCCGATCCGGCCGCGACGGCGTGGCGTCCCAGCAGCGGTGTTTGGTGTGCCAATACAACCACTTGCCGGGATAGAGCGCGCTGGCCTCGGACTTGCTCAGGCAGCGATCGCCGCCGTGGGCGATCTGCGCGGTGAGGAACGCCAGGGTCAGCAAGATGGCGAGCAGAAAGGCGCCGACATAGAGCGAGTGGATGGCGTCCAGCGACAGGCGCATTTCAGATGTCCAACTCAAAATTGTCCTCGAAATACTTCTTTGCCAGCAGCCACTTATCGGCGTGGTTCTTCGGGTTCCGGGCGATCATGTCGCCCTCTTTGGGCGAGCCGGCGGCGCTGTCGACCACGGCCACGCTAATACCAGTCATATCCTCACCCGGCAGATAGGGCCGGGCCTCGGACAGCTTCTTCCGACGGTACAGTTTGAAATTATCAGCCATGTCACACGCCCCATTGAAGATTCACACCCTATTCCAATATTTTTGAGATGCAACTTGTATTCTCAAAAATATTGAGATAGGTGTGAATCATGAAAACCTTACGTTCAACAGCCGACATAATCGACGCGCTCGGCGGCATCGAGGCCATGGCCGAGCTGACCGGCACTTCCGAGAACGGCGTCTACAACTGGCGGTCAGGAAAGCAATTCCCGGCAGACACTTACCGGCTAATCAAAGATGAACTGAAAGAGATCGACGCCGACGCACCCGACCACCTGTGGCCGATGCGAGTAGCGCCGAAAAGAGCAGTGCGTCGGTAGCGCATCCACTGCCAAGCCGCTGCGCCACCTCGCGTATCAGGCGCAGCGGTGGCGGACTCGTCAACAAAAGGAACTCCGATGAACCAGACCCACGACGTTGCCACCGATCAACGGGTGATCGCTCTGGCCCAGGTTAACCAAATGCACGACGATTTAATCGACGCCAACAAGACGATAAGCCAGCTGAAAGCCGACTTGAACCGCGAGCGCGACCGCGTGGCGCTGATTTTCGAAGAGCGCGACCGCTACCGGCATGAGGCGCTGCGGCTGCGCAAGCTGCTGATCGAGCTGACCACGCAGATGGCCAATATCGGGCTGTTGACCCGCAAGGCCGAGGAACACATCAGCACCATCAATGAGATCGACGATGCGCCGACGCCGTCGACCGAGGCGATCGACAAGCTGGAAGCCGAATACGGCGGCAAACCGGAGCAATTGTCATGACCGAAGAAATCCCCATCGTCGAAGTCGAGGTCCATTCCGACCGCTCGCTGAAAGACGCCTGGAAACGATTCGCCCAGGATCTGTATCTCAGCGGCGCCAGCGACAACGAGCTGAACTCGATGGAGCTGGCCTACTACATGGGCGCGATCCAAACCTTCTCGCGAATCAGCGCCGCCGCGCAAACCGACAGTAAAACTTTCACCAGGGTCATGGTCGAGCTGAAGGATGAGATCGACGCGCGGATGAAGAACGCCAGCGCCTTGAACGAGCCAGCCGCGGGGAGCGCATGATGCTGGCGGAACGGTTCTGGGAGAAGGTCACCGTGGCCGCCTCTGATGAATGCTGGCTATGGATCGGCGCAAAAGACCGAAAAGGTTACGGACAATTATACAAAGATGGGAAACTAAGGCCGGCACACCGGATATCGTGGTCGTTACATCATAATAAGCCGTTTCCTCCCGGTAAAAACGGCTGCCACAGCTGCAATAATACGTCTTGCGTCAACCCTGCGCACATTTACCCAGACACACAATCTGGCAACCTAAAATACGCCTGCGCCCTTGGCCGAGTTAAATCGCCCATGGCCGGAGTAACACACTGTAAACACGGACACGAATTTACTTTTGAGAACACGTACATAAGCTTCAGCGAAAAGAAGGGCCACCGAAGAGTGTGTCGAGCATGCGGCCGTCGTAGATCCAAACAATATCAAACGAAGGAAGGCTAACGCCGTGGCGTGGAAACCCGAAGTGCGCGTCGCCAACGACGAGCGTTGGTACGACAACGCGATCAGGTGCGAAACCGAAGCCGAAGCAATGGCTTACGCCCGCGACCTGGAAGCGCGCTGGACCTCGGCGCGGGAGATCCGCGCCACCCAGTGCGACGACCCGGTGAACGGCCACTGGGTCGACGGTAAATGGAAATGGAACGAGGACGTGCGCTGATGAGCGGCGTGGTCTTCAACCCCGACGGCACGATCTCGCGGCAACGCAAGCAACGGTGCAAGGATTGCGGCGCGATATGGGAGTGCGACGTGTGCTGGGAGCATGTGCGCGACTGGTCGCCGTTTGTAATTCTGCATTGCTTTTTCTGCCGCATGCCGCAGGCCAAGTTCGATGGCGGCCGCAGCGCGCTGCTGTGCGAGTGGTGCGGCGCCGACGAGGCTGAGTTTACAACCAAGGAACCAGAACGATGAGCCAGCCGTGGACCCACACCGCCATATTCAGGCCGTCGCATCCACGGGTCGACGAGCATTACGTCGAACCGCGCTGGGTCAGCGATCGGCTATTCCAGGAAGAGAAGTTCACCGGCGGGATCTACGACCCGGCCTGCGGCTTCGGCCGCATTATCGATTCCGCGGTCAAAGCCGGGCACATCGCCCACGGCGCCGACATCGTTGACCGGCGCGGCCGCGGTGACGTGCAGGATTTTTTGCAGAACCACATCTCGTCGCCAAACAATATTATCAGTAATCCGCCTTTCGATATTTTCGAAGCATTCACCAAACATGCGCTCATACGCGCCAGTCACAAGGTGGCGCTGATCATGCCGACCGCCCGATTGAATGCCGCGCGCTGGCTAGAGCAGCTGCCACTGCGGCGGGTCTGGCTGCTGACCCCGCGGCCGTCGATGCCGCCGGGCCACGTCATCACCGCGGGCGGCAAGGTGGGCGGCGGCAAGAGCGACTATTGCTGGCTGGTATTCGAGCATGGGTATCGCGGCAAACCAGAACTGGAATGGATGCGAAGGGATGTGCCGTGAAGAAACCGGGCCTGGCCAAGGATATAGAAACATGTCTGGAGCAAATCCTCGGCGATGACATCCGTATGCACGGACCGACCAGAACCAAGGTCAAATCCGGCGCGTCGGTGTACCGGATCACCGGCTCGCCGTATCTCGGCTACAACGAAACCGACAACATCGTTTATGCGAAGGTAGACCCAAACGACTACCGATCCGAACAGGTCGAAGTCACGCTGGATAATTACGACGAGGTCAAAGACAAGGTTAAAAGCTATTTCAGCAAATGGGAAATCGCGCTGCTCACCCGCGGTCGCGATCGCACCCGCAAGGAGCTGCAAGACGCGCTGATCAAGCGCGGCCACGCGGTCGAGGTACGGGTCGGTGGCGGCCACAACAACGACTGGTACCCGGCCTCGATCGCGGTCGAGCAGCTGTCGCGGCCGGCGACGCCGGGCGAGAAGTTCGACGCCACAAAACTAGCCGGCGAGTTGATCGCGATCGGCGAAAGCCTAGCGCCATTGCAGAAGACCATGGACGACGTGTCGTTGCGGCTGCGGGCGCTCGGCATTGCCCTGACCATCAACCTAAAGGGGTAATTGTGAGCAGTACCTCAGAACTAATATTGCATCATCGAACGATGCGCGAACTCATAAACATAAAGCACGAAATCGGAAGTAAGATGGATTTGCAGAGTGCCATGCTAGCGGAAATCAAACGCCATCTCGACATCGCCCAAGGCGAATTGCTGCGCCTGACAAACGAAAATATGCGGCTGCGCGAAGCTTTGAAGGACATCGCGGCGCATCACGATGTCGATGCCGACGAATGTATGGGGATTGCGCAGCGCGCACTGGACCAGGATTAAAGGAAGCCTACGATGGCGCCTCGCAAACGCATAAAAAGGCAGAGGTCCATCATGTCAGACGAGTCTATAAAGCTGCGTTTCGTCTATCTGACCCTCCCCGAACGAGATCATCCAATCCTCAACATCAACGTGCAAAAATTCCATCACCGATTCGAGATCAGCCGCGACCAGTTGTACGACCTCAACAAGCAGATCGCCGACATCCTGGTCAAAGGCAACATCAGCGACAAGAACAGCTTCAACGAGCAGCTGGTGCTGAATCTCGAAAAAGCTGCTACGCTGTAGCCGTTGACGATTCCTGACCTTGATGACGGCGTAGGTAAGCCTCAAACGCGGCTTGCGCCGTCATCTTTTTATGCACCCGGTCGAGCTTCATTTCGTCGACTGTGTCCGCTGCCGTACAGACACGCACCACCACTGATTTATTTTGCCCGGAACGATGCAGACGAGCGATTGTTTGCTCCCACAGCTCAGGCGACCAGGTGGGGCAGATCCAGGCCATATCCGAGCCGCCGTGTTGCAGGTTCAGACCGTGGCCGCCCGACGCCGGATGCATCGCCATGAAAGGTAGTTTGCCAGCGTTCCATTGGGTGATGTTGTGATCAGATGCTTTGTCGGTGACCCCGTCACCGAGGTACGGAAGATCCTCGCCAAGCAACCCGCGCAGCATTTCCAGATCCTCGCGATATTCATAAATGAACAGCACTGGCCCCGCCGCATCGTCGATAATGTCCTGTGCCCACTGCTCCTTTTCCGGGTGGAGCCGGATGGTAGCACCGTCGTCGTAGACGAAACCGTTGGCGATCTGCGCCAACTTGCCGGTGGCAACGGCAGCGGTGGAAGCCAGCACGATGCCGTTGTCGTCTCGGAGCATCAGCTTCTCCTCCATGTCGTTGTATTGCTTGCGGGCACTCGGTGGCAGCTCGACCCGGTCGAAAAGAATCGACAGCTCCGGCAGCTGCGGCAGCTCGTCGTCGCGAAGGGTGACGCAAAGCGGTGCCAACTGGCGGTTGATGACTTCCTCCGCTCCCGGCAGCGGCGCCCATGTGTAGCCCTGGTAATCCAGCGGATAAAACCTGTCTCGGCGCCAGCGGTAGAACGACTTACCCCAGAGCCGCGCACGGGTTACCACCGTGGCCGGCATGAACAGGTCTTCGGGACCAGACGGCCGCAACGTGCCGGTCAGGCCCCAGATCATCTGCCACCGCTTGGCGTAGCGCAGCAACCGCCGCGCCCGCACACCGCTGGGCTTACGCAGCCGCGACACCTCGTCGATCACCAGCAAATCAAACAGCCGTGAATCGTCCGGCAGCTTGACCAAGGCGTCAACCAGCCACTCGACGATGTCGATGCCGACAATGGTGATGTCGAACACGCCGGCGTGTGCTTCAGCCAGGCCGATCAAGCGTTGCTGCGGTGTGCCGCTCAGCACCTGATAGGACAGGCCCTTGGTATGCGCCCAGAGCGCGATCTCGTCCGGCCAAACCATGCGCGCCACTCTTTTCGGCGCGATCACCAACACATGACGAATATGCTTGTCGCGGATCAGCTCCTCGATCGCGGTCAGCGCCGCGACGGTCTTGCCGCCACCCGGCCGCACCACCGCGATCTTCTCGTCGTTCTCATAGAGCGCGGTGGCAATGCGGTGCTGGTAGGGACGCAGCTCTGATTTCTCGCGCATCATTTGCCCTCGAATATACGGCTGCGCCACACCGTAAGCGGCGCCGCATGGCGCGATCGGCGACGTGATGGCACTCCAGGGACACCGGCTTTTTCGCACATGCCTTCTTTAGCGGCCTTATTCATGACCGGACCCATGGCGCGATGTTCATGCGTATGTGGGCGCTTCCATTCTGGTTCGGCGAAGTACAAGTCGTAAACATCGTCGGTGTTAAAAATCAGCTTGACCCGGCACACATCCCAAATCAGGTCGAGCATGTGCTGGATCCACACCTGGTTGGCGTTCTTTTCAACTTGCTTCATGGCAGCGCGCTTGGCGCGCTGGGCCGGATCTTCGTTGGTTGGCCCTCTCATATCGCACCCGCCCTCCTCGCCAGATCGCGGATCCAAACCCACTGCTTGTCGGAAAATAAAATCTCATCGTAAATGTCGGCGCGGTCCATCAAGCCGGCGAGAAAGCCGCGCGAGCGATCGTTGAGCGGGCTGCGCAGAATAATCTGCACCAGCTGCCGCAGCTCGGTCGCGGTCATGTACTTCTGGTTTGGATCGCGTTTGGGCTTGGGCGGCGGCGGCGGTGGAGGTGGCGCATATGAACGCCCCGCCGGCTGGCCGATCGAGCCGACCACGTCGTGCCAGTCGAGGCCGTTTTCCTTCAACAGGTTGGTGATCATGCCGGCGGCGGATGCCCGCTCGCCATCGTGGGTGGAGCCGAGCATCAACATCAGCTTGTCGAGCCGGCTGCGCACTCCGGGCGGCAGCGGGCGCACATTGGTTTGCGCGCGCATCACTTACCCTCCCACTTGGAATAATACGGCTGGATGGTTTCCTCCGACATCAGCGGCAGGCCGTCGGTCCAGTCGAAACCCTCGCGCATGATCCCGCGCAGCATAGCCACGGCACTTTCGGCGCGATCTTCCGGCACCTCGACCAAAATTTCATCGTGACTGTGGAGCCGCACCGGCAGATCGGTCTTTTCCAGCCGCGCCAAGGTGCCGCGCAGAATGTCAGCGGCGGTGGCCTGCACCACGTTCTCGCACAAGGTGCCGTGCCAGATCTTGGACCGGCCGTAGCCCCTGGAGAACCGCAACTGGACCGACTGGCCGATCACCTTATCGTCGTCGTCCAGCTCGTCGACCGTCTCGTACTTGATGCCGCGGTAGGCGAGACAGCGGCCGGACGGCAGCTGGCAGTACAACGTGCCTTTGAGGATCTGCGGCAGGTAGATGTAGGTCAGCCGGCCGACCGCTTGGGGCTGGCCTGGCTGCTCCAGCGCCCGGTTGGCGGCACCCCACAGGCCGTAGGAAGAATCCTCGTCGTGCTTGCCCCAAAACCGGACGCACCAGGGATTGGCTTGGCGCCACTGCGCGACCGCTTCCTTGGCTTCGTGTTCCGGTAAGTAGAGGCCGTAATTGGCGCCCATGTTGGCCAAGGCGCCAACGCCGCCGCCGAAGCCGAGTGCTAATTCGGCGACTTTGCCACGCTGCCGTAGCGATTTACTGATTTCTGCCACGGCTACGCCGGACATGGCGGCAGCGGTGCGGGTGTACAGGTCCGGCAGCGAGGGGTTGGCGTCGATGTCGCGGAAGATCTGCAACCGCTTTAGGGCGCCCTCGGACTGTGGGCCGACCAGCCACGGCAATATTCGCGCCTCAATCTGCGCGAAGTCGCTGACCACGAACTGATTCGCGTCACCGGCAACAAAAGTGGGGCGAATCAGCAACGCCAGCTTGCGCAGCACCGGCGTGGCGTCGCCAAGCCGGGCCAGGCCGTCGTAATCGATGCCAAACAGGATCTCATCGATCGCCTCATGTTCGTAAGGCAAAAACGACCGCGCCAGGTTCTGGATCTGTACACCGCGGGAAGAGAACCGGCCAGTCTGCGGGGCGCCGTTGAACACGTATTGCCCGTAAACCGCGCCATCGACCTCCTGAGCGAGAATTTTGCTGTACTTGGCCGGTGTGGTCGAGCCGCCGTACAAACGGATCTGGAGCGCGCGCAGCGCCCGGTGGTGGCCTATCGCCGTGCAGTAGGGGATCAGCTTCTCGATCCGGGAGCGGGTCAGGCTGTACTTGGCCGGCTTGGTGATGGCGCCGGATTCCTCGTCCTCCTCTTCCTCCCGCTTGGTCAGGATCTTCATGCCGTCGCCATCGCCCGGCAGCTGGTGGCGCAGCCATTGGATCAGCGGCTTGACCTGGGTGACGCTGGTTACGGCACCCTCGGTGATCTCGCGCAGCTCGTCGCCGCCACGGGTCTTGGCGGTGCCGGCAAGCCGGGCCGCCTTCCTGGCGAACTTTACATCGACGCCGATGCCGCGGTCGTTGATGGCCTCGGCCGCCCAATACTCTTGCCACTCCCGCTCCGGCAGCTGCCGGGTTCTGAGAAAGAGGCTGCGCATGGCATCGATGTCGCCGATCGCATAAGCGCAGAACAGCCGCCATTGCGCCGGATGGCTCCGTGGGGTCGCCGTCGAATCCGGCAGGCAGAACAGCTTGATGTAGGCGCCGCCGTCCTCGACCTTGAGCGTCGAGCCGCTGGCCTTGCAGGCGCCAGCCAGGTCTGGCGGCAAGCCCGCGGCAGTGGCCTGCACCGAAGGGTCGATCACCATGTCCGGCCGCAGTGGCGGGGCGTCGCGCAGGGCGAAGTTCCAGACGGCGCGATCGAACCCGGCGTTGAACGCCGCGAACACGCCGTCATCGTACCAGGCGCGCTGGTAGAACTCAGTGAAATCCAGCGGCAGGTGGTGCCAGCTCAGTGGCGCGCCAGGCTCCGGCGCCAGGATCAGTTTGGTTGGCTGGTGGCCGACCGCATAAGTCAGGATGATCGCCGCGGCATCGTCATCGCAGGCGTAGCGGGTGGCGCCGGCCTTTTGCAGGTCTTCGCCCGACTTCGTTTCGAAGTCGAACCAGCAAATGTTGTTGGTGTCGAAGGTGCGGGCGGTCATCGCACACGCCCCGAAAACAGACATGACCGGCAGCCTTTGCCGGCACACTTCGGGCATAGCGGCTTGGCCATTTGCTCGATCATGTCATCGAACTCAAACAGCACATTGCGGGCTTCGTGTTCGGGCGTCCACGTATCCCCTGGGTAAACCCAGGGCCTTGCCGGCCCTGGGTAAACCCAGGCGCAGCCCAGCCCGCGCACGGTTACGCTCTCCTTGTTGATCCAGAGCCGGCCGCGCCACTCCGGGTGGGCGTCGAGCAGCAATTTGCGCAGTCTGGCCCGGTGAGCGGCGCGTGTGAGCATGGCAAGGCATTCCCTGGGATGAGGGGGAAGGGGTGGCCAAAATAGGGGGGTGGGTTTTAGCCACCCCCCCTACTGAAGGATTTAGCCGAGCGGCGGCGCCGGGCGGCGGCGCTGCCCGGACGCGCGGGCCGGCGCAGGCGCCGGCTCGTCGTCCGGCGCGGTTGACGGTGCGTCCGCCACCAGTGGCGGCTTGACCGGCCGGCCGTTGCTGGCCGGAGCCGGCTTGGGATCCGGCGACGTCGCGCCGCCCTCCAGCTCGCCGTTGAAGTTGGCCCAGCCGACCACTTCGAAGATCGGGTTGTTGATCCAGCCGTAGTCGGCATGCTTGTACCGCTCCGACTTGAACTGGATTACCGGGCAGGGATAGGCGCGGTTCTTGCGCAGCTGCGCCTTGATCTCGTTCACCAGACTGTCGAACCCCTTCAAGGTGCCGCCGCTGCTGTTCTTGAACTGCACCTCGACGCCGGCATCCTCGCCGTTCAGACACACAGCTTCAAAACTGCGCTGCTCGGCGAACGGAAAGCCCTCGATCGGGTCCGGCTTTTTCGGCTTCGGCTCCGACATCGGGCACATCACCTCGCCCAATCGCTCGTTCTTCCTAGTCCCCTCGTAACGCGACCAGCAGACATAGCCGTGGCAGATCGATAAGAGGTTGATCGCCCAGTTGGAGCCGACCTGCATCGGGTCGTCGGCCTGGCCGATGGTCCAAAGGCCGTCGGCCTTGCCAAGCTTGATCAGATCCTTGCCGCCGCCGGGCACGTTGGTGGTGGCCTGCGATTCCTCGATCCCGGCCAGCAGCCGGTTGGCGAGGTCTTCAGTGAGCGCAGTCGAGCCTAAGCTTCGCTTTACGATGTCATTCATAATCTGTCCTCTCCTGTTCATGGCACCGGCTCGATCGAGCCGGCGTAGTTTGCGTCGCAATTATCGTTGTGACGCAATTTGCTTGAGCGCATCCATCAACTCGGTCGCAGCCTTGGCGCGATCGATGCGCGGCGCCGGGTCGCTGTCCGGCGCAATGACGGTTTCGTCAGTCTCTGGGGTGTAGCGCAAGGTGTCGGGGATCTTGACGCCGAGCTTTTTGGCGACCTTGTCGGTATGACCGAATGTCTGCAACTTCTCTTGCCAGATATCCTCGTCGGCAAAACCCAGCCGCTTCAGATTGAACGCCACGGTGTCGCTGTCGATCCACTGGCGCAGCTTGGTCTTGAGCTTGAGCTTCCAGCCCGGCACGGTGCCGCCGTTCTCCAGATAAGAGTGAACCTGTTCGTCGACTTGTTTCTTATAGTCGGCGGCCAGATCGGCCAGGTACTTGGCCTTGGCCAGAAACTCACCGTAAGCGGCCGCGTTACCGTCGTCGACTACGGAAGCCGTCAACTGCGCCGGCATGATTTCCATGTTGACCAAATCAAACAGCGGCTTGGTGTGCTCGGGGCAACACGGCCGGGCCGGGCACCAGCGGCAATGCTCGCCGGCTTGCAGCGGCGGGTTCTTGCCGAGCGCCTTGATAATCGCGTGGTCCATGTCCTCGATAAACATCTTCACTTCGGTGCGGGTGATCTGCGTGTGCGTCAGCGGCTCGCTGGTGCGCGGCTGGATGATGGCGACCGCCAACCGCTTGCCGTGGAAGATCTTGGCCGGCAACGTTTCCATCGCGCCGGCAAAATAAAACATCAATTGCGGGTTAACCCGCTCACCTTGCTCGTCCTTATAGACAGCGCGAACCGCCACGCCCTGGCCAAACTTCCAATCCGCCATCAACACTGTCTTGCTGTTCGCCAGCAGCAAATCGCAGGTGCCGTAGGCGCCCGGCACCGAGGGAAACTTCACTTGCAGTTCGTTGGCGACCACAACAAAACCGCCGCCATACTCGTCCATCAAATCGTAAAGATTATTGATCGCTGGAATTATCGAATCGTCGAGATGATGCTGCTCTAGAACGCGATCGAGGAATATAACGCCGAGCAAACTGCGCGCGGTGTCGATCATGTCGTCCGGGTCGTCGGGTAAAACCTCCTGGCCATATTTAACCAGCAACGCATTCATCACCGTGTGCATTGCCGAACCGTAGTTGGCATATTCACTGGAGATCGCGGCTTGCTCTGGAATGCGCTGCAACAGCTTGAAGCTGCCGGGGCAGTGCAACATGCGATCGGCGGTCGAGCCGCCGACAAGATTGGAGTGCAGCGCCATTGTCGTTTCCTATTCTCTTCTCTTCTAATCTGTTTGCAGCGCGTATCAGGACATAGATCGTCATGGCTGTCAAATTATCTGTGAGAGAGAACGCGATCGAGCGGCAATTGCGCGAGCGGGTCGAGGCGCTGGGCGGCGAGTGCATCAAAACCACGGTCATAGGACATCGTGGGTTCTTCGACCGGCTGGTGGTGCTGCCGGGCGGCCGGGTCATATTCGTCGAGGTGAAGCGGCCGCGCGGTGGCAGAACCACGACCCACCAGATGTTGTGGCATGCCCGGTTCGACACACTAGGGCTAGCGATTGCAGTGGTGAAGAACCAAGAGGATATTGATCGCTTGCTGAAAAGCTAAAGGCCGAGGAGGTGGCAATCCTCCCCGGCCTTATCTGAAGCCCAGTCATCCCTGAAAGGACATGCAGTGTGAACAAGTTTTACCAATCCGAGCCGGCGGCGCAAGCAGAACAATTGCAGCCGAAGCCAATCCACGCCTACCGCGAGATATGGCGGCGGATCCGCGACAATGGCTACGACGTGATCCCCCTGCGTGGCCGCGACGGGCCGTTCCGCGGCTGGCCTTCTCAACCCAATGACGATGCGGCGATCGCCACCTGGCGCGGCCGGGCCGCCGGCATCCGCATGTTCCACAGCACGGCCTTTGTGATCGACCTGGACGTGCGCGACTTAGGCGTACGCCAGGCGCTGCTTGGCGCCTTGGCGCGGCGCTGGCCGGACTTCATGGCCGAGTGCCTGCGGCGGACCTCCGGCGGCACGACCCTGGCCTTGATCGGGCAGGTGGCGACGGCGCGCAAGCGGCTGTGGACGGCCCGGTTTAAGTCGGGGCCGAAACCGGAGGATAAGCCGCACCTGGTGGAGTATTTCGCCGGCAACGACAAACGCTACGTCGCGGTGCATGGATTCCACTCGCCGGGCCGGATCTATGGCTACCAAGGGCGATCGATCACTGAGGTGCCGCTCGATCAACTGCCGTGGTTTCCCGAAGCGGATATTCCCTTGATGATCGCCGAGTGCGAGCGGGTGATGAGCGGATTAGGTCTGGAGCAGATCGTAATCCCGCGCGAGCATCGTCCGGGCGAGCATATCTACGACCTGAAGCCCGAAGATGTCCTGGTGCTGTCGGACGGCGAGCGGATCGCGCTGGAGGAACTGGAAAAGCGCGCCGGCACCCGTAGAATCAAGGCTTACGCGAATATCTGGGATCCGCAGTCCAAGACCAATGACCGGGTATTGGTGAATATATCCGGCAGTGTGGGCTTAACCCTTTGGGACACCAAAACCGGCGTCTCGCACCGCTGGGCCAAGCTGGCGCCGGATGAAGACAGCGAGTTTCAGCAGCAATTGCGCGAATTGATGCGCGATTTCAAACACCTTTAGGGAGGCGACCGATGCAACCGACAACCAGAGAAACTCCATCCAAGCCGGGCGAAGCAGCGCCGTTCAGCGAGAAGGCGTTCTGGCTATTGCGCACCCATGGCTGGGACATGCGGGCCAACAGCGTGGTGATGCTGTACGAGCCGAGCGCCAACTGCCTGGTGGGGTTCGAAGCCTTCAAGATGGAATACATGTCCTGGTCCGAGGAGGAGAAGCACAAGGAACGGGGCAAGCCGGTTCGCATTTTCGCCACCGCGGCCTGGGCGATGAACGCCAAGCGGCTGTCCGTGGCCGGGGTGCGGATGCGGCCGGACAAGAACTTTCCGCTCTACGCCGAGGGCGAGGAAGTGTTCAAGAACACCTACCGCCGGCCGCAGCATCTGGCGACCGGCGGTTGCGTCCAGCTGTGGCTGGACTTCATGGAGCATCTGATCCCAGACCAGACCGAGCGGGAGTGGTTCTACGATTGGCTGGCACACAAGTACTGCAACCCGCACATCCCCGGCGTTGCCGTGGTCATGGTGGCGGCCGGGGTCGAGGGGCCGGTGTACGGCACCGGCCGCGGCAAGCTGAAGGAGATACTGTCCCGCTTGATGGGGCCGCGCTACGTCAAGCCGCTGGACTTCGACCTGTTTGCCGGCAAGTCCGGCCAGGCCGTGTTCACCGACTGGGGCGCCTACGCCACGCTGGTGGTGGTGTCGGAATCCAAGGACACGATCGACAGCGGGAGATGGTCATCGCAGCGGGCAGTGTATGAGCGGCTGAAGGAGATCGTCGACCCGCGGCCCGTTCTTCGCACCTTCACCTCGAAAGGCCGGCCGGCATTCGAGGCGATCTCGTCGGCCAGCTACCTGGTGTTCTCCAACAACTTCGACCCATTGCAGATCCCGGAGAATGACCGCCGGGTGACCGCCATCGCCAATGGCGCGCAGATGACGCCGGAGATGGCGCAGGCGCTGGACGAGTGGATGGAGAACCCCGCCAATATCGCCGAGCTTGGCCGCTGGCTCGAATCCAGCGACCTGGCGGCCTTCGACCCCTACGCACCCTTGAAAACGCTCACCAAGACCCGCATGCAGGCGATGAGCCGCAGCGAGTTCGACGACGCCCTGGCCGATGTGCGCCGGGTCGTCGGCGCGACCGGCTTATTCACCCGGCCGCAGATCCAAGCCGCGGTAGCGCAGATCATGGACGGTGGCGATGGCGCCAACCTCACCGGCATGATCCGCTCCCAGGTGCGGCGAGCCACTACCGAGGTGCCAAGCGACATCGACATCAAGGTGGAACTACCCGGCCAGGGCCGGCAGCGGGTTTACTGCTGGATCGGCTACGCCGGGCCGAAGCTTGGCAGCAAGGGCGCGGCCATGGAGTTGATCAAGGCGACCGAGCGAAGGCTGAAAACGGGCGAGCCAGGTTCCGCCGAGGATATGGCCGCGGAGATGCGGCGGGCAGGCTTCGGCACGGCCGGCGGGGCTGAAGATTCGGGGGAGAAGTAGCGCGGCTGCCGCGAGGCCGGGCCGGGCGGACCCTGTTTGTGTTTGGGTCTGGTTTGTGTCTGGATTTGTGTCTTCGAAAAAGTTTAATGATACCAATGGTATATACCATATATAGACACATAAACACATATATATGATATATGTGGTGTATACATGTATATGTGTGTGTATTGGCATTGTAGCCGTGTGCGCGCCAGCCACCGCGACTAAAAACGTTTGTGTCTGGTGTTTCGTGTCGGGATCCGGGCGGCCATCCGGCCGGCCTATCTCCCGGCCAGGCGCATTCCTGGCCGGCCTCGCGCGCTATCAGATGTTGCAGATGTCGCCGATGATTTTACAGCGGAGCATCTGCAACTGGTGTTCCGTTGGCGGTGGTGGTTTAGGCTTCGATGCCGGCGAGCCATAGTGCAAGGCTGCGCCATAGGCGAGTACCACGGCAATCAAGGCTGCGGCATTGAGCAGGCGCTGTCTCATTGGCGATGCTCCTCCGGGACGCCGAATTTCTCGTACATGTCCATGAGCCTGGCGACGACTTCGGGCACGTCCGAGCTACCGTCCGCCATGCGGTAGATGGTTGATCTGCCCATGCCTAGGATTTTATGTGCGGTGCTGATGTTGTACCCCAGGGCTGCCAAGCCCTCGATTAGGCGTTCCTTGGTCACGGCTTCACCCCCTGGCCCCTATCTGGGCGGTGTCGACCTTTGATCAGCCGTTTGATTTGGCGGGCTTCCTGGGGATTTATTGGCTGGCCATGCCGGCCGGATGCGGCAATCGCCCGGTCGATTGCCAAGTCTTGGGGTGACGGCTTGGGTTTAGATTTCAGATAAAATTGATCTTCCCGGCCGTTCATGGTCACGCCATCGGTCCAGGTCAGGCCCCAATAGCAATCGTTTACTGTGCAGTGAACGAGCCACTGCCCTACGCTGTCATGCACCACGCGATAGATATCGCTGGCCCAATGCACGGTATCGCCGCGGAGTACCGCGGCCTTGATTTGTTCAAGTGTCATGATCTTTCCTGTTCTGTTTTCGGCATGATTGCCGCTCATGCCGCGGGCACTTGCCCGCGGCATGCACTGCGATCAAACCTCTTCGATTGCGATGCTATCGCCAGGGTTTAGCGTCCATTCACCGATCATGCGGATTAGTGCGTTGCCTATGACGGCGCTTTGATCCTGATCTTCGCGCGCATCGATCCGCTGGCGGTCCAACTCTCCGCCATGGTCACCACGCAACACGGCATAGACGCTCATATGGTTTCTCATGTTCTCACACTGCTTCCAGATGGATTCGATCTTCGCGGACCAAGTTGCAGTCCAGCACGTTGCTAGGTTTGCTGCCCTTGTCCCATTTCACTGTGACCATGTGGACTCCTTCGCGGAGCGGCTTGCTCTGCAACACGACTTCGCCGCGGGCGAACGGTGCCCATCCGGTGAATTGCCCGGTATTGCGGAGAAACTCCCGCGAGTATGTCACGCGCGCTCCAATGGTTATTTGTCGGTCTGTTTTCATGGTTAGAATCCTTTCCATTCGGCTTGTGCTTCTAGCGGGATGACTGTCATCGAATCGCAATCCACGGGTTCGCGAGCGATGTATTCTTCAACTGCGTCGCGGGTTCGAAATGGACCTAACGCGCGGTAACCATCGCGGGGATTGCCAACTAAGATAATCTGCAATCCGCCGTCTGGTTTATGAATAGAAGACGCCATGTTTTGACCTTTCCTGTTTTCGGCATGATTGCCGCATATGCCGTGCGATTGCTCGCACGGCATAAGCTGCAATCATCCCACCACGAATCCGCTTTGATCCTTTTTGCCCAAACCCTTGGCATAGAGCGCAACCGCGCTTGATGCCGGATCGATATGGCGCACGTCTGTATCGTCGCCATCCACCACGGGAAGCCCGCGGAAGGATTCGCCATTGGCCAGCATGGAATTGACCATTGCGCGATTGCGGAAAACCACGGCCAATCGCATGCCTGCCGCGATTGCCAAGTCGACTTGTTTTTGAAAATCAGGAACGCCGGAATAGCTAAACGTCAAATCGTAGTTTGATGGTACGTTTTTGCGATTGGCGAGCTTGGTATAATCGTAGAATTGCACATTGGGATAGGCTTGCATGATGCCGTAATTTTCCCAACGCAGATCGCTAGTCCCGTTCAAGCGAACTAACAAAACGAAACCTTGTTTTGCCGCGCGCTTTTCAAACAACGCTACTTCCGCCTTGATCATGGCAATGCATTCGTCTTTGAATTGCAGAAAGAATAGGGTTTTGCGCAAGCGCGACATTTCAACGGATTTCATCGCGCCGCGGCCAGCCGATTTCAGGCAAGGTTCAAAACACTTAGCTAACAAAGCATTGGCGCAAACATTGACGCCCGACATTGTGTATGGGGCCAAATATAGAATTGCGGTTTTAAACCCAAGCTTATTGCCCTTGATTACTTTTGTTGAACCATCAAGGCGCAACATGGCGTCGGGTTTTTGTGAAAACCATTTGGTATATTTGGCCGATGCTAGGATTGCCGCGCGCGTTTCTGGCGCAATACGCGATAAATCGTAAATGATGGTTTCAGCGGAATATTTCATGTTATTCACCATCCCGCTTTTTGCGCGCGACGCTTTGCGCCGATATAGCCCGCAACGAAAGCTTCTCTTTCGTTTTCTGCCGCGTACAATTTGCGCGCGTGGCGAATGACATGGGCCATGTCAATGCCGCTGCCGTTGACGTTAAAGGCGGCGATGCCGCTTTGATGTGCGTCAACAAGTTTCGCTTCGGTTATTTCGCTGATCATGTCTTTTCGCTTTCTGTTATGTTCGTTTCAACAATCGTGATATTATCCCGATCGGGACAATATGCAATCCCTATTCTCAAATTAGTTGAGGCGATTTTTTGGACAAAAAGAAAAAGCGCGACGCGCGGCCGCAATCAGGCAATGCAGCATGGCGCGCGGCCGCATTGCGCCAGCGATTTACTAAGGGGCGAACAAATCGAAGGATATGCAAGGCAATCGCGCGCCATAGTGGCGCGCCATGTGGCCAATTGGCGATGAAAGGTGTTTCAGTATGCCGGTATCATGGGGGTAACATGTTGCAAGCTCGCAATCGATCAATCGAGGTAAAGCGCAATGCCAAGCGAAAAGGTGACGCGACTAGATACGAGGCAAGGCGGTTTAAGCAATCAAAGCGAAGCACCACTAAAAGCGATAGTGCGTCATGCCCTATTGCAGATTCTTAAAGACAGCGAAGCATCGGCGGCAGCGAAAGCATCGGCCGGCCGCACGTTGCTGCAATACTTCTCAGAGGAAAGCGCAACGCAACGCCGCGGCGCTGACATGACGGCCGCTGAGTTGGAACGCGCAATCGCATCCCACGCGCATCCCAGCGACGCGGCAGACGATAGCGACACGTAGCAATATCAATGGGTTAGCATGGCAATACCATCTGTCTGCCAAACAGATGCCGCGCGCACTTGTGTGGTGAAGCGCGACGACCCACTAGCTATAGCGTGCCGCCCCCTGGCGGGGGCCGATCGACGGATCGCGCGGGGGCGCAATGCTACGTGGCAAAATTTTTGGTTCGTGAAGCTGATTGTTACTTGTTAGTTTGTTAGTTGTTACTTGTTACTTGTTACTTGTTGTAAACACTCATGCGTCTTGGTCCCGGCCGGCAATCCCTGACAACCGAACGCTGTCATCACCGGCTTGCCTTGCGCTGCCTGCTTGCGCGCCTCTGCGCAATCGGCGCGGTGCGCCAGCACGGCGCCGTCTTCGATCGTGAAGGCGTAGTCGCGTTCTTCGCGGTCGTTCATGGCGCGTCCAATGCGCGGATGAACTCCTCGACCCAGCGATCCTCGACCCAGATGCCGGTCACGCCCGATGCCACGCCCGCCGCGCGCAGCATTTCTTGCCTGCGCGAGTCTGCGATCGGCAACGGCTCGGCCGGCGCTTCCGGCGGCAGCTCAAGATCAGCCAGCTTCGCCTGCAAGCCTTTGTTGATGTGCTGCGGCGAGGCCATGGGGTCGTTATCGTCGACCACTGCGCCGCTGCGATCGACCACGCAGCGGTTTTTCCAGTACGCCAGCGGCGTCCGGTCGATCGCCGCCTTCGGCACCTGCATCTGATGCACCGACAGGTCGCAAGACTGATCGTCGCTGTTGATGTGGATCCGCCGCGCGCCCCGCCGCAGGTAGATCCGCCCGGCCTCGGTCAGGCCAAGGTAGCCCCAGTCGTTGCTGGCGTAGCCGGCCTCGATCAGCTCGCGCGCCACGCTGTGCATCGTGTTGAAGCGCGCGCCGCTTTCGAGCTGCGCCAGCGCCTCGGTCGCCCGGTCGGAAATCATCTTGCTTCCCCTTTTTGTGGTTCAATGCGATAAATACCAGGGAGGAGACGCTTCATGGCAGCGATCGTCCGGCCCAAGCAACCAATTTTGTTCTCCGACCGCCCGCGCGGCGTCGTCACCGCCGATTTGCTCGACGCGCAGATCCACAACTTGGTCGAGGCCATCCACTCAACGCAGCAGGCCCTGGAAGATATCCGCCGCGACGACGGCAAGCTGAAAAATAACATCATCGGCCGCGATCAGCTGGTCACCGAGCTAAAGCACAGCCGGCAAGAGATCGATTCGGTCGAGCAGCGCACCCACGCGGCCGCCCAAGCCACCATCGATGCCGCCGCCAGGACCGTCAATACCATCCGCGACGTCGACCTGCGCGCTCGCGACGCCGAGGCCGCGGCTATCTCAGCCGCGAGCATGCTGTCGGCGATCTCACACGGCAACGTCAACGCGCTCGACAGTGCCTCTGACGCGGAAAACTCCGCCGATCGAGCCGAATCCGCGGCGATCTCCTCGGAAAATTGGGCCAATCACAGTTTGGCCAACTCCGACAACGCCATCGCCGCCAAAAACGAAGCCACGCAGTGGGCCGAATACCTCGCCGGGCCGGTTGTGAACCCGGAAATGGCGCCTGAGTACATCTCGAAACACCCGTTTGGCCATGGTTTGTATTATCAACCGGTTGAGGGCGGCCTCGCCGGGCTTTGGTCGGCAAAATGGTGGGCGCTTTATGCCCAGCAGCTGGTCGGCCACTGGAATTTCTACTATTTGGGCGCCTGGGCGCAGCCGCCGATGCCCGGCAGCACCAATCCTGAGACGGGTTTGACCACGCCAAGCCCGCTTTTGCCCGGCAGCTTCTACTACAACACCGATGTCAACCAATTGTACATTTGGGACGGCACTCAGTGGGTCAGCCCTATCAAGTTAACGCCGGCCTATCAGTCAAATTACGTTTACGTCGCCACCGCCGGCCAGAAAACCTTCAGCGGCGCCGATTTCCACGGCAACATTCCCTTACTCTCAGATAACGACACCGACGTGCATCTCAACGGCATCCGATTGGTCGGCGGCACCGATTACACCGTCGATAAAGCGACTAACAGCCTCACTCTTGCTGTTGGCGCGACCGTCAACAGCATGGTGCAGTGGGATTTGCTGGTCGAGGCCAGCCAATTAGCGCCCGGCGCCATTTCCGTGTTCAAGATCAAGATCACGCCCGTTCCCGACGGCACTAATAAGAATTTCACCATGACTTATCCGAATCCGACCCTCGGCGATCAGCCGGTCGCCGCCACGCAGGTGGCCGAGGTGGCGATCTCGATCGACGGTATCGTCCAGGAGCCGGCGGTCGACTTTTCCACGTCCGCAAACACGTTAACGTTCTCGACCGCGCCCCAGCTTGGTTGCCGAATATGGGGCACCTGGCATGCCTCGGACATCATCATCCCATGACCCAGAACGCCCGCGTCGCGCTATGGCTACCGACCAGTGACGACGCCGATCCGGCCGAGGCGGTCACCGCCACCGGCCCGTCTGGCCTGGGCAAGGTCATTCCTACTGCCTTCTCGGCCGCGGTCGGCCCGCCCGGCCCGCAGGGTGTGCCGGGTCCAGTTGGCCCAATCGGCCCGGTCGGCAATGTCGGCCCGTCCGGCGGTCCCGGCCCGGCCGGCCCAACCGGCGCGCAAGGGCCACAGGGAACGCAGGGTCCAGTCGGCGCCACCGGCCCGCAGGGACCGATCGGCTTGACCGGCGGCACTTTCCCGGACGCGCCCAATGATGGTTTGCAATACGCCCGCATGGCCAGCCCACCCGGCGGCTCGATGGTCTGGGCCACCGTCAGCTCGATGCCCGCGGTCATCGACGGCGGCACTTTCTGAGCGTAGGCTAGCCTTCTGATTGCTGCTTGATTGCGAGGGATGCGATGACTTCCCAGTATCGGCACCGCCGGACCTCCAATCCGGCGACCGCGATGCCGAATCTAGAACCCGGCGAGATCGGCGTTAACACCGCCAATCGGCAGATTGCTGTCGGCGATGCCGCGTCCGCCACGCTCGGCGTTCCCAAGCCCCTCTTAGCAATCCGTTTCTTCGACATCGCCGCGATCTATGCGATCGGCGACATCGTCACCAACGCCGACAAGATCTGGCGCGCGATCGCCGCCAACGGTCCAGGCAGCTTCAATGCCGCCAACTGGGAGCTGGCCGCCTCGCAGGTGACCATCGCCGCCGACCCGCCGTCCAACGCCGTCGCCGGCAGCATGTGGTGGGACAGCGACAACGGCATGCTCTACGTCCGCTACAACGACGGCGATTCTTCGCAGTGGGTGCAAGCCACTGCCATGCCGGTGGTCGATACATCGTCGTTTGTGCTGAAGGCCGGCGACACCATGACCGGCGATTTGACGGTCGCCAAGGCAACGCCAGCGTTCAGCTTGGATAAGACGGCTTCTGGTTTGGAAAGCCAGATCTGGGGCAAGACCGCTGGTGTCAATCGCTGGAAAATGGCGCTAGGTGATGCTTCACCAGAAACCGGGTCACATCTCGGTTCTGCTTTCACATTGCACAGTCGCAGTGATGACGGGACGCTGCGGCAATTGGTATTGACTGCGCCCCGCGATACCGGGCTGCTTTCTGTCGCTGGTGATCCCACTGCCGCGCTTGGCGTTGCCACCAAGCAATACGTCGACGCCCGCGCCGGCGATGCGATGGCCTACTCCGGCATGCAGATCAACGGCAGCATGGAGGTCAGTCAGGAGTTTGGCGGTAGTGGCACAGCGGTTGTTAACACCAACAAAGAGGTCTTAGACCGCTGGCGTGTTTGGTCATATGGCGCACAGGTCATGGGCGGGTCGCAAGATGTGGCTAGTCCGTGTCCTGGTTACACCAACAACTTGATTGCGTTCGTTAACGGCACGGCCAATGCGGCGCCGGCCGCAGCAGATGCAATCTTTATCAGTCAAAACATTGAAGGCTACCGGGTCAGTCGATTGGCGTGGGGTACGGCCGGCGCGCGGTCGATTACGATTGGCTTTTGGGTGTTCACTACACGCACCGGAACGGCTTCGATTGGCGTTCGTAACAGCGCAGTCAACCGCAGCTATGTGACGACCTTTACCGTCAGCGCGGCATCGACGTGGGAATATAAGACCGTAACAATCCCCGGTGACACTACCGGCACTTGGCTGAAGGACAACGGTATCGGTATATCGCTGTTTTTCACGTTCATGTCGGGAAGCAGCGGACTTACGGCACCAAACGTGTGGGCGGCTACGGGTAATATTTCAGCGACTGGTGTATCCAATTTCATTTCTACTGTCGGCGATTTAATAAGATTGACAGGCGTCGTCATCCTCCCCGGCACTCAGGCGCCCACCGCCGCACAGTCGCCGCTGCTGATGCGGCCGTATGATCAGGAGTTGGTGACATGTCAGAGATACTATCGGCAAAAAACGCCTGAGGGCGGCGGGATATGTTCAAATGCTACATCTTGTTACTTCGTTGTTGAACATAGGTTGATGCGGGCGGCACCAACAGCGTTAGTGACATCGCCGCTAGTGGTCACAGATATTTTTACAAATTACACACAAACATCTCCCAATGTTGCAAACGTTGGCCCTCAACCGCATGCCAGTTTTCTTACGTTTGGTAATTTCTTCAGTATGACTGGTGGCAAAACAGTTATATTTCATCCCGGCCAAGCCCCCAATATAATTGCTTTAGATGCGAGGCTCTGATGGGCATCAATTTCCCCAACACCCCCGCGGTCGGCGAGCTGCACCCCACCCCGCCGCAGGCCGGCGTCCCGCAGTATCGCTGGGACGGCGTGGCCTGGGTGGCGCAGTCGCAGGACCAGCTCGCCTTCGTCAAGCGCACCGGCGATACCATGTCTGGCGCGCTCACACTGCCGGCCGACCCGGCCGCGGCGTTGCAGGCCGCCACCAAGCAATACGTCGACGCCAAGTCCTCGCTCTACATCAGCGATAATCCTCCCGTCACGCCGCCGGACGGCTCGATGTGGTGGGACAGCGACAATGGGTTGCTCTATATCCGCTATAACGACGGCGCCGGCCCCTCGCAGTGGGTGCAGGCGGTCGCCACGCCGGCGATCGACGCCTCGGTGTTCGTCAACAAGGCCGGCGACACCATGGGCGGCGCGCTCGCGCTGCCGGGCGATCCGGCGACCGCGCTGCAAGCTGCGCCGAAGCAATATGTCGACGCCGTGCGCGCCTACGCGGCGCCTTATGATGCGATCGCCTACAGCGGCATGCAGATCAACGGCAGCATGGAGGTCAGTCAGGAGTTTGGTGCCGCTACACCTGTTGTGACTAATACAGGCAAATACACTCTTGATAGTTGGCTGGCAGCTTCTATTGGTGTGCAGACTATAGGAGTAACACAACAACAAGCTGGTTTTGCTGGGCTGCTCAACACGCTAACTGTCACTGTTAATCCCGGCAACAGTTCTCCTACATCTTCTGATCGTGCAGCAATATCTACTCGTATAGAAGGCTACCGTATAGCTCGTCTTGCTTGGGGTGCGGGTGCAAACGCGAAGCCTATTACAATTGCATTTTGGGTGTTTGCAAATCGTCCCGGTACTTATTCTGGATGTGTTGCGAATGGTGTAGCCGCTAACCGTTCTTATCCTTTCACATTCACCATCAACGCTTCAAACACTTATGAATACAAGACCATCACCATTCCTGGCGATACCACAGGCACTTGGGCAACTGGCAATACATCAGGCATGGAGATCTTCTTTGCGCTGATGTTGGGCAGCACCCATCAAGCTCCTGCTGGTGCGTGGACCGCAGGGACATTTTACGGTGCAACAGGAACAATCAACGGAGTTGCTGCTACATCGGACAGGTTTATTTTAACTGGTGTCACTGTCCTCCCCGGCACACAAGCACCAACTGCTGCACAGTCACCACTCATCATGCGCCCGTATGATCAGGAGTTGGTGACGTGTAGGAGGTATTATTATAAGGCGTCTTTTTATGTTCCTACGACTTATGCAACATCGTTTTACCCAGTTGAAATGCGGGTATCTCCTACAATTACAGGAGGCGGCGCGGGATTTGTTAATGCTGGTGGCACTCCTAGTACGTCTTGTACGATTGCACAGACAACAGCAGCGTTTTTAACACTAGCATTCGACGCGAGGCTCTGATGGGCATCAACTTCCCAGCCGCTCCGATCATCGGCGCCCTCTACCCCGATCCCGCGATCGCTGGCATACCTCAATATAAATGGGACGGCACCGCCTGGCTGGCGATGACCCCGAGCGCGCTGACCTATGTCCAGCGCGGCGGCGATACCATGACCGGCCATCTGGCGTTGCCGACATCGCCCGCAGCGGCCAATGCCGTGCGCCGCGACTTTGTCGAGGCTTACGCCGCGCCGTTCGACGCGATGGCCTACAGCGGTATGCAGCACAACGGCAGTATGGAGGTTAGTCAGGAGAACGGCACAACTGCTGTCAGCGTGACAAGCGCCGCATCTAAGTACGTCTTGGATGGCTGGCTCGGACAGCTTTCTGGAC